ACAAACTTCCTGTTTTCCTCATCATTACAATTCTATCATTGTAAATTGTAGGGTTGTCAGGATCTCCTACGTTCGGAACTACTGTAATTGGTAACTCAGTAAGCTCTAAACTAACGTTGCCTGTGTTCGGATCTACTATAATATCAAATTCTTTCTCAACTGCTGCATCGCCTGCTGGGCTATCAGGTGCCGTAGCTTGGACAATGTCTCCATTGTCGTCTACCATATCGAATTGATACATCTGCATTGCGTTTTTACGCAGTCTTCTGCCGCCTACAAACACTTCGAAGAAGTCTCTATAGTTTTGACCTTGCTTGAGATCAAAGCCTGACAAGTTAAACACAGTGTCAAACACTGTAGAACTACCGTCGTTCTCAATCTCACGTGACTCAAGTTCGTCAGCATACGGAATATTCTTAGAGCTACTGTTGTCAAGAATAGCTGTACCTGCTGGGTACTCGTCTTTTACTCCGGTGCCTAGCGTGCCGCGACGCAGTTGGCGCAACATATTGTTATTAGTATCTCTTACAAAGTACTCAATACGCTCGCCGTCCACAAAGACAATGCCGGGCTTGTTTGCACTCTTGCTTGGCACAGGTAGCTTGCTAGCGTCTAGCACCTCCATATACAAGTCGTCTGGTAATAGTGACTCAGTAAGTTCTTGTCCCAGGTCGTTGTCGTACCTCTTGTAGTGTGTTCTGTTAAGAATATCTTTAAACTTAGTCCAAGCCATGCGTGGCGACTGAATTGGTGCGCTGAAGTGCAAGATCTCTAACTCGTCGTCGATGTCGAGGCCATCTGTTAAGAACAGTACTCGTCTGTCTGCTGACAGTGTGTAGTCTTCTGACGGAGTTAATAGCTTGCCGTTAACTGCTACCCAAACATACTGGACACCGGCTGCTGTATTACGCAACTCAATCTTGCCGCTTCTAAGTTCATTGTATGCATCTTCAGCGGCTTCGTTCAATGTTAGTGCACTTCTTTCAAGGACGCTATAGCTATACCTATCTGCATCTAGTACGTCGTGATTCGAGAACTGGTACACATTTACAACTGATCCAAGAGTTGGTTCTTCAGTGAACTGAAGCTCGTTACCATCTATGAAGTAATCAGCATCGCCTGTATAGTAAACTGTCAACACATCGCCTAGAACAAATGCTGTTGAGTCAAGTCTTACGCTACTTCTTGGGAAGTCAACAATAAAGTCTACGTTTCTTCTAAGCTCAACGTTGTTGTTGAATACTCTTACTTGTGAAGGCGAGATAGTACGCTGCGGAATTTGGAACGTATCTAACTGGTACTCGACTACGTTTGCATCTTCGACAACAAACTCTTTAGAGTAACCTGGACTCTTAATAAACCCATCTAGCTCGACTAGCACAAAGAACTCTACTGGCTCTTGCTCAATAGGCTCTTGAGTCAAGTTGTAAGCCGAACTATCTTCAACTACGGTAAACGTATCTTTCAACACTCTGCTGTAGCTTCGAATGTCACTCTGCGGATCAGTAATCACATATTCAATAACAGAGCCCTGTGCAGGTGCTACTGCAAATTGAATAACAAGACGGCTGTCCTCTTCTACAGTAACTACTTCTGGCGATGTAACTCTAACACCGTTTACCAGAACCAATGTTGAGAAACTCTCCTGGAAGCGCACTGCTGTGACAAAGTCTGTTGTTGACCCGTCTGCTTCGATAACATTGGTGTTAAGAACGTTGTTACCAGACATGCCAACAGTTAAGATAGTTAGCCTCTGCTGGTCTGCCAGCACTGGATCAAATGTAACTGTTAGGTCAGCATAGTTGATTGTATACAGCGAATCGTCGAGTATGTCACCGTCGACTTTAACTATGACTGCGTCTAGACTGTTTGGCCTAATGCCTATGCTGTAAGTGTCGGTTGTGCCGTCGGCAATGTAAGACTGATTGATAATCTCACCTTGGCCGTCACCTAAACGCTCAAACACCTTGATGTTAACTGTGTCGAGGACTTGACCTGGCACCATCTCTTCTGGTCCAGCACTTGTAGTCGGAGTAACAAAGTTATCACCGTCAACAATTATATCCTCGGCGTTAAGGCCAGTAGCGTTACCGTAGTCAAGGCGTCCGCCTGTTAACTGAGTATCAAAGCTATCTGGGTCCGGAGCAAAGCTGCCGTCTGACGTTGTCTTGCGAATAATAAACACGTCGCCGTCGTCTGCCGGGATGTCCCACTCACCTAAGTTTACAATTGTAGTACTGCCGTCGCCTACTAGCGTAGGAATCAATGCGTCTTCGTTAGTAACAACAGACGAAGTATCAAACGCTGGATCATCTATGCGAGTACCGTTCTTGTATACGTTATACTCAACGTTGTCTTCCAACGGAGTGTCTAGCTCCAGTATAATCGTACTTCCGTCTGGACGGAATACTAGATCCTCATAAGTGGTGTCATATACGTCCCATCCTCCGACGGACCAAGCATCGTTGTTCCAACCAGTAGCAGTATCAAAGTCGAAGCTCTTAACCTCAACGCCACCGTAGTCAACACCTGTCATCAACTGAGGAATGTCAATACCTGGCATACCACTTGTTGGAGCGTATAGGTATTCTATTCTGTCAGCAGCATTCAGCAACTCTGGTGACTTTTTGTAGTCAACAATAATAGTCTCACCTGCCAATGGCGGATTAACAAATTCAATCTGGCCATTGTATCGAGTGTACGACAGGCTACTGTCAACAACGTTTCTAAAGCTGTACTCGCTTCTCAAAACCTCTTCGCCGTTTCTAGTGATCTCAACGTTATTGGTTTTCAAGTCCATTGGCCAGTCGAGGTCAAATACTACATTTACGCCCGTACCTGTAAGTGTCTTTCTCTGGTTTAGCGAAAGAATTATTGCTTTACCTGATACTCTATCAAACTTGATAGACACTCTCATGCTTCTCACAACGCTATCACCTAGGATAGCAATTGCTCTTGCATTAACACCTTCTGCGCCGCCTGGCGGAGTAAGTGTTACAGTTGGTGCGCTGAGGTAGCCTGAGCCGCTGTTTATTACTCGGACGTTAACTACGCCGCCCTTGCCGATAAAGGCACGAGCAGTTGCGCCGCTTCCGCCGCCGCCTTCAATCCTTACGTCAGGCGCTACTTGGTAACCAGAGCCAGCTTCTGCTACTTCAATACTAGTCACTTTAAAGCCAACGTTATCCCTCCAGTTCTTATCTGGGAAGTCATCAAAGAATGCTTCAGGGCCAACGATTCTGTTGTCCTGTACAGTTACTGGTACTGGTAATATCTTTCTTTCGCGCTCATTGTACCTAGGCGGTAGGTCAAAGTCTGTAACAACAGAGTTAGTTTCTTCAAGACGATCCAGAGAACTAACATACTCTCTTATGTTAGTCTTGTATGGTTTAACCTCTTCAACATAATCGTTGTAGCTCGGCAAGCTGCTATTACGGAACGTAATACGCTGCTCAAGAGCACCAACATTGTGTTTGGCTTTCACGAAGCTGGTCTTGAATGCCCAGTTTACGTTTAGCTGCTCAGAGAAAACATAACGTACACTTGCAAAGAACAACTGGTTATAGTCCACTGCTAAGTCGTCTGTTAGTAGATCTTCTTTAAGGGCTTTCATGATCAACCTAGTTTCAGTTGCAGGTTCTGTGTCAAAAAACTTCCCGTCGTAACGAGCAACGTCAAACCCTACAAGGTTCTCTGGGTTGTCATATAAGATAGACTTAATCTCAATAGTTCCGTCCTGGCGACCTATTGTTTCATAATTGACTGCGAAGTCATCTGTGTCAACGTCGTTAACCTTTCTCAGCAACAACCAGCCACCCGAACCAACGTTTGCTATCTTAACAACGTCTCCAATACTGTCGTCTATCGAAGGTAGCTGGTAAGTTCCGTCAATTAGGAACTTCACTAGAGTAAACTGATTATCGCCTTCGGCGTACCAATCAATATAATCCCAGTAATCGCTAACCTTATACTTCTGAGTTTCTGTACGTTCCCACTCGCCTGTAGCTGTATTCAGTGAATAGATAGCCCAACGGCCAGCAATTGTAGAATCTGATCGTACTAGAGCATTCACAGGACGTACTTGTACCTGAACGTTATCGTTATACCCTTGTCCTGGGTTTATGATATCAAAGTCAACTACTTGGCCGAGGTTGTTAATAAACAAATCTATGTCAAGGTTTTCACCTGTACCTATAACAGTGACCGCTGGCCCGTTGCGAGGTCCGGTGCTCTCCTCAGTGTATGCAGGATCTCTGTACCTTCTACCCGAAACATCTATGTTAACATCAGTTACAGAACCGTTTTCTACTTCTACGCTAATCGATGCAGTTTGCGCCCTGCTAGTACCGATGAACCTTAGTTCTTCAACAGTATCAACTTCGTAATCGTACTGCTTCTCGTCAACTAATGGAATCTCATCTTCACTGAGCATTGTGGTCAAGTCACGACTGTCAACTATCGGTAGCTTCTTCAAAGAGATATTAGCACGTTCAACAACTTGTTTACGCGCTTCAAGCATGTTGACAAACCAACTCTGTCTTGGACTAAACAGCGTGCCGTATTTCTGTCTTGGGCTAAGTGTTGGGTCTGGCACAATGCGACTTTGTTCGTCGTATCCTACAAGACTGTCGACCCACTTGCGCTCAATGTCACGCTTAGGCAAGCTGGTGCTCAGTCCTTCTGACAGCAACTGATATTCGTTGTGAACATTTTGTTCTTGGTTCTCAAGTGTGTAATACGAAACAGCTAATGCAGTGTCTGTACCTGTTACCAAGCTGTCTACATTGTACATAACAAACCTGTTGTCTGTCATGAAGCTAGTGAACTGATAACCTTCTTGGAACGGATTTTTTATCAGTCGAGCGATGTTGCCTGTGGTTATTGATCTACCTAAAACGGCTGGCATCGTGAACTTGTTTCTTACCCAGAAGAAGTAGACGTTGCTGAATACTCTTGCAACCGGATCGTACCTTAATTTACTTGAGTATACTGCGTCACCGTACTTGGTCTGGCCGCTGATTCCTCGAGCAATGCCTTCGGTTGTATCTGCTAAATCGTCCCATTCAGAAGGTATAACATCACTCGCTACCCATTCGTAAACGTCAATGCTTGCACCAGGAATTAACCTGTTCCAGTTTGCACTTTGGAACACTGCATCGCCTTGATAAGGGTTTGTAAACCTAGCAGTGCTCTGGTCCCACCAGACTCTGCCAACAAAGCTATCTTCCCACTTGTTCACTTCGTCGAAGTAACGAGTGTCGTCGGTGATGTTGTAACGTGCTGGGTCAACGCTAGTTCTAAAATCAATCTCTTCAGCCGCTGGACCAGCAATCTTACCTTGACGTACATCAATATAGTCAAGATATGTTACCAACTGATTAGTTCTAGTGTCAAACAAGAATATTTCTTTCATCTTGTTTAGATCGACTATTGGATTCGGAACTCTTCTCTTGAACCATGCTTTTGCATCACGTTCGCGGCGGTAGTCAGACATAGCACCAAACAGGTTGTCAGTCCTGAACCTTGGTAGACCTACGTACACATGGTTACGCACAGCAACAAGGTTTTCACCAAACTGGCCGTTTCTAGCATCACTGTAATCAAGTGTGTCTGCAAGCAAGAATGTACCGTCAACATTATCAAATACAGTAACACTACCCGAGTTGATAATTAACTCAGCAAACGATGTAAAGCCGTCGTCAAAGATAGTTTCGTTACTAGCAGTCTTATCAAACGTAGTAGGAATTATCTGGTCGCCGTTGAAACTAGTAACAGCAATCGAAGTGTCTGTTGCACTAACTTTAAAACCGAACATCTCAACTACTTCGTCTCTTGGCGAAATCAATGTTTGCAAGAATTCGTATCGACCGTTAACTTGCTTGTAAATACGAACTCGACCTTGATCATAAGCATAAACATCGCTGCCTGGTTCACCGATAACTAAGAATTCGCCATTAGGTGATACTGAGATACTCTCACCAAATCTTGTATCAGTTGTTACTGGGTCAATAATCTGGCGCAATGAATAACGACCGTTTTGTATTCTGTAAATTAATACACGATTTGTTACAGTAGGTTCACTAGTTGAGTCTGCACTACTCAAATCTTCTGTCACTGCTGTTATTGCCATTATCTGGCCGTTGGTCGAAACACTAGTTTGAACAGCGTACTCAATTAAATCGGTATCTTCGAATACGTCTTCACCGTAAAGATCTTTAGTCAGTACATGAGGAACAAATGATTCAACAGTGATATTTGTATCTAATGATTCCCATTGAGAAGTATTGTCTTTCGGATTAGTTGATCCTGCTGATACGAGGGTCTTAGCCTTGTACAATTCGGTAGTGCCGTTGTCAGTATAGCTAACTACATCACCAGTAGCAAAGTTAATTTGAGATTGTACAGAACTCCAGTCTCCTCGGAAACTTGGATCTTTATCTAGCTCCCAATTAAACCTTTCGCCAGTTTCGTCTACACCGTTTTTAACTACGTAAACGCTGCTGTTTGTTGAAACATGTAGTCTATATAGGTCTCCCTGTTGAGCAAAGTCAACGTCTTTTGCAGCATTAGAGCCACCGACAGTGCCTGGTAATACATAAGAACCTTCATAGTTCCAAGCTCTGCCAGCTCGTTCGTAAACAGAGAATGCACCTTGACTTGTAAATCCGTTTGACGGCTTACTAATGCTAACCGGAATATTAAATACCTGTTCCCAAACAGAGCTGCCAGCCGATGGATACTCGGTTGTTCCTGAACTAATTGAGCTCTGTGCTTCCCATAGTTGAGCACTGTAGCTAACAATATCGCCGTCTTCGTACTCGTCGCCTGCAACATAAGGTCCCACAAACGGAGACGCAATGTCCGAAGCGTTCGGTGAACCTACTGCTAGGTAATTACCGTCTGGGCTTAACGCAACACTAGCGCCGAAGCTGTTATTAGTGTCTAGCGCAATTGTAGGCTGTAGCAAGAATGGAGAATTGATTGTTGTTTGTAGCAACAGGTTATTTGCTTCTGTAGCTCGAGCATATATGTATACAACACCTGTTCCGTTTGATGCATCACCGATAGCAACCTTTGTGTTATCCTGTGAAGCAGACAACCCTTTTGCATAATCTGATTCTGCATTGTTAGGTGCAGGGTTTATGATGTTGTTTGTCTGAGAATATACTTCTTGATTCTCATATACTGTCCAATTGTTATACGAATCGCCATCTACCCAAATACGCTGACTAGGTGATAACTGCTGTTGTACAACCGTCTCAGCTTGTTCTAGGTCTGTTACTCGCACACTTCTTAAAGTACTAACGTAACCGAACACATCCTCTTCTTCGTCTTCGATGTTGGCGCCTTCTGGTATTGTTACTGTCGCAGTATCCGAGGTCAAGTTATCAATACGATAGAAGTTGTTATTGCCTTCTGTAAGATTTTGAACGCCGATAAACTGTCCATCAGATAAACTGTTGGTGTTTGTGTTAAACGTAAGCTCGGCTTGTGTATCACTTATACTTGTTACTTTTACTACGTTCAGAACAGTTCTTACGTGCTCTAGTACGTCCCAGTCCTCGTCGAGTCCGACTACCCAGATATAATCTCCATAAGCTACGCTATCAACGTTGCCATCAAGGATATCAATTGCGTTAGTTACCCTATAAGCAACATCGTCTTCACGAACATACCCTGCTGATCTTAGTTCAAAAGGATCTGACGTTACAGTAGTAAACGGCTTGCTGTCATAATTTTCTGGTGCAGCATATATTTCAAATGGACGCTGACGGTAGACGTTGTCTACAGCATTCTCTGGCAACCTATTAACAAGCTCAATCGGCTGCGGTGACAGTCTGAATTTAGACTCGTCCAAACGGAACTCAATAACCTCTGCGTTATCTGTATCGCCGTAGCGCCCTAAACGTATCGCCCATTCTTCGTAGAATTCTAAGCTGTCTTTATCAGACGAACCAAGTGCATCAAACAAATTAGTTAGCGCATTTCTAGTACCTTTGTCTTGTATAAATCCTTGATAGAACTTATACTGTGAAACATCATCATTAATAATATTTTGCAGATACTGACGCTTCTGGTAACCTGTTAGGTGCTGAGCATGTTTCTGTTGCTCAACGTCAAAGTTATCAGAATCTAAGTCATAGAAGTCTGCAAACTGATTGATCTTGTAGTCAAAGTTTGGTATAAGTTTAGCTTCTGGACGCTCTCTTAAGCGTTCCCATGCATTTGTATCAAACGAGCTTGAACCTGAAATATCAAACAGAGAAACATAAAAGAACTCTTTGTACTTGACTAGTGTACCAATTGCATAGTCTGTCCATTGTTCCCAATCAACAACTACTGCACTATCGTAAACAAAGCCTGGGATGTCTAAACCACCGTTCCACTTATCGCTTCTGTATCCTGTTACGCGAATTCGTTCTTGTCTGTAACCAGCTTCCTGATCATAGATGATATCATCAAATACCGAACGGTTGTCAAGTAAGATAACGTGCTCTTTCTGTACCAAAGGTAGTTTGATATTGTAGATGCCAGCCGCTGTATTAACTGAGCGCAGGCCAAACTCGTTCTGGTTGCTACGAGTTGTGCTGCTAAACCTTCTGTCTAGCTTTCTGCCATCGGCTGCTAGCAGTGAATAAGGGTAAAAGTTGTCAAAAACATCATCTACTACAACAAAGTCACGCTCGAACATCACCTGTTCAGCGCCTGGGCTGAGTGTGATAATACTACCTGCCGCCCAGTTCTGTGTGGTCCAGAATAGGAATTCTTTGACACTGTATGTCCAGTCTTCTACCTGACTACTTTCATTATTAAAGAACTCGAACTTAAACCCGATCTCTTTGAGTCTAGCTTCGTATCCTAACATGAAGTCTACAACACCTTGAATAGTAGGCAATACTGTACCGTACGAGATTTCACTAATTCTTGACTCGAATGTTTTTCGTAAAACAGCATCACGTCCGCCGACTTGAGGAAGTGAATTAATTCTGCGGAACTTTGTGCTGTCAAAGGTGTCTGAGCTAACATGAGACTCAATAACTCTGTAAAATAAGTTGTCATACCTTACATTCTGGCCTTTGATGTACTGCTTCGCTCCGCTCCAGTTTACAAACTGTTCACTAACGCCACCGATGTTTATTACAGTATCAGTTGAAGCCTGTATCGGAGCATAGTATTCAAACGTTGGGTTCTCTCGATCGTAACCTTTAACAATAAAACCACTTGAAACTTTTTCAATAATAACGCCGCTATAAGATACAACATCTATCGGCGAACTTGTGTTTAGGAATACTTGGAAGTTCTCTGTTGGCAAGAACACGTTTCCTTCGTTCAACGGATTACGACTATCAAGAATTAGGTTAAACTTTTCTTTCTCAGTAAAGCCGCCTACCTTAATGCACAATTGGTTGTCAACTCTAGTCAACTGGTCTTTATATGTTTCGTGCTGACGCTGAACGCTGCTAGCAAGATAATCAAAAACGTAGTTTATAAGACCACTTGTACTAACACGAACGTCGTCGTCAGTTCCGTTTGGAAACGCAATGTCAGCCAAGCGCAACACTTTGCCTGTTTCAGTGTAAATGATCTGGCCGACTTGGTTACGCTTCATGCGCGACAAGTCAAACCCTGTTGCAAAAGTAGTGTTTGGCTGATTCAGTACTCTTGCAGTTATTAAACTGAAAGGATACTCTGAACTACGACGCCACGCGGTTTCTACAGGAGTATGGTCACCGAACTTGTACCTGTCTCTAGTGAGCCTTTCTACAAAGTTACGAGCATAGTTACTGTCAAGCGGGCTTAGTAGATTGCCGGACTCGTCCACAGGAATATGCGATAGCAGTCCTGGACGCTTGTACTTGTCATTACGTTTTTCAGCCTGTCCTGGCTCACGTACAATACCGTTCTGAAGATCAGTCCATAGGATCAAGTTGTTGCTTGTGTATGGTGCTGCACCATACACATCCTGCCACCATACAGGCTCAATAGAAAACCCTAGCATCTCCCATGGATGAGTGTGCGGACGGTCTGTGTCATACGCTTGTATATAAACAGATCTCCAGTAACCGTTTAGTGGCTTGCCTGATGGTGAAAGCCCGCCGGTATAGTTATATGTGAATGAATTAGTTCTCTGGTACAATTCATTTGTAGTATAGTCTGGGTTACCAGCAATAGTAGTCCATTCAACAAAGTCTGCGATCATTGAACGGTCAATCGAATCTTTTGAATAACCTGTTGTTCTAAAATCACTAGGAACAAATTTATCTAGGTCGAACAGGTCAACGTTATACGATTGCTTCAAGTTGTTGTAGATTCGATTTTCAAATTCAAGAATAATATCATCACGGAAGTCGTCGAATGCAAGTACGATACTGCCGTCGTGGCCTTGAATCACTGTTCTAGGTTCTTGATATGTTGTGTCAACAAACTTTTGTGGCACAAATGCTGGATATAGCCCTAGCTTTGTAGGAGTTGCCGGAATATACGAGCCGTCTGTAGTGTCACACTCAACAACCTGTATTAGATCATCTTGTACCAAATCTACACTAACGTTTACAAAACCTTCGTTACTAAACGTGTAATCTCTGCCGTGGATCAACTGCTCTGAGTTAAGGTAGACAAGAACTGATCTAGGGCTTAGCTCGTCTAACGAAAACGGTTCGGTTAACGCATAGAAGTTATTGCCGCCGGCTGGAACTTTATAATCTATAACACGTGAAGCAGCTACGCATAGCATATCTGTGAAATAGAACGGCATCGAAGTAGTCTTGCTAGCATTAACTCGACTTAATGTTAGGTCAAGTAACTGTCTTGGTGTTCCGTCGAAGCCTAAGTTTTCAGCGGTTTGCAGCAAAGTTCTTTTGAACTTTGCATACTCTACACGGTTGAAGCGCAATGCCTTGATGATGTTTGCATCTTTGTCAGTAATGTGATAATTCGCTAAGTTCAAAGGACCAGTATGCTGTACAAAGCGACGACCGAATGAATCTAGTTGACCAAGGTCGCGTAGGTTATTTGCTCCTGGGAACTTGCCTTCGAAGCCTCTAATGTTTTCTGCAATAGTTTGTACGTGGTCGTTAACTTCGCCTAGAGTAAACTCTCCTATCTTATTGTTAAGAGGATTTCTTTCTAGGTTATAAGCCATTTCATAATAACCGTTATCGTTCTTTGAAGTACTACTTTTTACTTTTAAGATAACGTTTGAATCTACAGGCAGCACTTCGTTAAACACAACAACTGCATTTTCTCTGCTGCGGTCGATTGTATAATCAGTTTCTAGTAATTGTAGATCTTGGTTCAGTAGAACGTTTACACTGAGGTCTGTCACTGAACTACTGCGATCGTAAACATCGATTTCAAAACGGGCTGTCGGTTCTTCTACAACGAACTGTCTAATTACTGCTTGATCACTATTCTTGTTAGTCTTTGCCCAGCCATTCTGAACCGTGAACGTTTCACGGTCAGTGTACTTTCTCAAGTAACCAATGTCCGTAGCCTTTGTGAACAAAGTCTGATCAACTCGATAAACAAAGCTCTTGTTAACGAGAGAGAAGTTAAACTGTAGATCGCCGACGTTTTCGATTGTTCTGTAGCTTAATGGGAAACCAAGTTCTGAATCCGGTGACCCTTCACCTTGTTTGTATTCAAACACGGTGTTACCAGTGAACGAAGTTTCTTCGTAAACAGTAACATCACTAAACGCATTACCTGCACTGTCGTAAAGCTCAAAACGTGGCGACTGATTGTTGTCTGTTTTCTCTTGTGCTTTTGCCCAAGTAGTACCGTTGTACCAGTAAAACTGGCCAGCGTTCTCGTTACCGTTTGTAACTAGAACTACTTCGTCTTCGTGGGGAACAGCATCTGGTTCTTCAATCAAAGATATTTGATTTCTGTTGTTAACTCGCAAGAAGGTAACACGGTAAATCTTTCCGTTCACTCTCTGATCAGGATCGGCAGAAAACAATACTCTTTGTCCTTGTGTTAACGGAACTCCGTCAACGTTATAACCTACCTGGCCTTCAACATTAGAAAACACATCAGTTGTGAAGTCGTCAACCAAGTCGATGTCTCTTTTAGCTTGAGTACCAAAATTGTATAGCCGTAGACCAAGGTCAAACTCTATTATAGGTCGAGTTGCTCTAGCAGACTGGTCCAACTCTTCAGCAACGTTGTTGTATCTCGCTGCGGCTGCAATAGTGTCTGTATGGAACCATCGGTTGTAGCGTGACCAAGCATTTCTATCCACGCTTGCTCTATTAACAACAATGTAATCTTTTGTTCCAGCAAAACTGCTGGCATTGTCAAACGGTAGTCTGTCCCATTTTCCTGAGCCAAAAGGTACTAAAACATCGTCTGCGTATGCAGCCGGAACTAAAAGGGTTGCTTCACTTACTAGTTCAATTTCTGTTCCAACACCTTCAACATACCAGTCGCCAGTGCCGTAAATTGACGGAGTCACTTCGCCTAAGAACGTTACTTTTAAGCCGTTAGTGAATTCTACACCGTTGGCACTTGTGTATGTTGACTTGCCAATAATCTCTTCTTCAACATTAATACTAGTATTTTCTTCGATGTCGAATATCTTAATGAAGCCGCTTGTGTTGATGTCGCTTTCACTTAGGTAAAACAAATGGTTCGGTGCCTGTAGCGGCACAGTAAACTCTATAACACCTTCTTCGGTATATTGCGGCGCAACTTCGTTGCCGTCAGCATCGAAGAACTTCTGCCCTTTAGTGTATTCGCTAGATACATTCTCGCTTTCTTCATTTGGATCTGGCACAGTAAAGTTGCTGTCGACCGTAAACGCAAGAGGAAAACCTGGAGTATCGATTTCAAACCTATAAGTTTGTCCGCGATACAAAGTTAGGGTTGGATTAGCAGCGAGTCTGTTTGAGAACTTGTAAGTAGAGTTGTCGCCCTGATCTTGTACTGTAACCTTGTAAGTACTGATAATCTCTTTTGCCTGACCGGTAACACTAACAGTTTGAGGACCATTAGGCAACCAGAAATACTCACGAAAGTTTGCTAGCTTATCCCAGTCTACGTTAGGATTCCATGCATAGAACTCCTGCGTGTTGAGTAAACTATGGTTTGAAACATCACCGTTAAAAGCACTTATCTGATTAATAAAGTCAGGATAGTCGCTGAAGAACTCAACGTTATCTAAGTCATCTTTAACCACCGTAGCCGGATCTAACTGACGATTTTGTCTTTGCTCGCTAACATCTTCAATATAAGTATCGTCTGCTTGATACGCTTTTGCAGTAGTACGACCATAGAAGCCTGCGATTTTTTCAGCAATACCGGGTTGAACTAACTGATCTAAAGTACTGCCTAATATTTTTTCATTAGCTTTAGTCCTAAAATACTTAGGTAGGTGATTTGCACTCTTTCTGTCTTGGTCGCCGCCTGCTGGTAGCGGGAAATCGTTTTGGTCAGTATTAGCCATTAGTAACTAAAACCTCCTGTGCTGTTAAGAGTACCAACTGACGGAGAACTTTGTAATCCTTTGTTTGTTGATATATCTGATGTTGTAACGACATTGCCGTTAGCATTCAAACGTGATGCTGTTATTTCGTCTATTAGTAGAACGTCATTTACTGTTGCGCCGCTAATAAAAATTTCGTCTGGTTCAGAACGTATTTCAAACAAGCTACCGAATGCCTGTTCTAGTTGGTTCGGAACAATTATAAATGTAACTAAGTCTGGTGCCATTCTATTCATAACATAAGTTGCTAATTCTTGGAAGAAGAATGTGTCACCGAAGTCCCAGTTTTCTATAGCAAAGTACTGATTAACAAGTCCAATGATACGTGTTTTGATGTCGTTGTCATTTAACACTTGGTCAGGGTTCTTTACTGCTTTAAATGTTGCTTGCAAATCTTCGTTCGCCTTTGAGCCAAATAATACTTTGTACTTAACCGGATGATAAATCACTTCGTCACTGATTGACTTAATCTGATTAAGTTTTGCGCCGAACGATCTAAACAACTGATCCGAGCTCGGTGGCAGTGGTCTTGTTTCTAACTGACCGTCTAAGAATAGCCTATACTGTCTATCGTAGCCTCGTGTTAGCAGGTATGTGTCCATTACGTTACTTGCACTCGGATCTATTCTATTGTTCGGGTCTGCTGTATGCACATACTGAAACTTCAAATTATCACGGCCAGTAAATGCTTTATAATCGCCTGTTATAGAAAAAGTTAATGTATTAGCGTTGAATCTTTTAAACAAATCTACATCGTAAAAATAAAACACTGCGCCGTCATCAAGTTCACTTAGAACAAGGTCGTCACTCTGTGTCATACGAAGTTCGACACCAGCTTCTTCAGCATTAACATACCTAAAGTCTTCAGTTCCTGCTGACGTTACATACTTTTCTTGTACTATAGTCTTACTTAGTATAGTTGTATTTCCCGTATTTGGGTCGATATACTCAGGATTAACAATCTCCTCAAACAATGCAGGATCATCTGATACTCCATCGTCGTCACTGTCAAAGAAAGTAAGTTCAACTCGAGTACTGTCTACATAACTTTCTTTATCTCTGTACTCAGATAATATTTCCCAGGTATAGTCATTAGTAAACGGAGCTAGGCTGTCTGGCGCATTGTTAATATTCAAGACTGTGATCTTGTCTTTGATAATCTTTCCTGTACGACTATCAAATATCTTGTCTGACGAGTCGTAAAAGAATCGTATCTCTTCGTCACTTTCGAATACATATCGAAGTCCACGATAAAAGACCTTGTATCTTTCACCCGAGGTTTCAAACTTAATCAGCCAGCTCGCATCTAGACCCTGGCCGCTGGTATCGCCAGCAAAGCCTGTATTAAAGTCAGCATTAGCATTTAGGTTCGAAGCTCTAATTATTTTCCAACGCTGGTCGTCGACATCGAACCTCAGTCCGAAGTTGTTAAACGCAAATGCTTGATCAATAACTTGTCTTTTTACATCGTCAAGTAGCGAACCTGCCAACTTAGGACGTATCTCAGTCAATATTGCACCTGTTGGTATATCATCACTGAGTGCAATACCGCCCGATGTCGAAGTAATAAGTTGGTCTACACCGTTACCTGCAACATTAAAAACTTTTGTCCAAAGTTCAGTCTTGTGTCCAACTTCGTTTGGCGTTCCTACTTGTAATGCGTTATCTTTATCGAAGTACCTTCCTGAAGGAGCAACAAACTTTAATAAGCTGGCTGACTTCACATATCGAAGGTTCGATGTAGTAAAGGTTCCAACTCTAGCATATCCGTCAGACGGAGTTGTTTGGTTGTCACTAATAAATCCTGTGAATGTGTTATTATCTTTAGATATCGAAACCCAAAATACATTTAAGTCTTCTGCACTGATCTCAGGATACTGATCAAAGTAAAAATGATTTACTCTTTTGTCTTTAAAGATTGGTTCGATCTCGTTAATAATAACGCCTTCTATATCAGTTTGTGTCTGAAACGAAAAAGAAGTAGACCTGTCAATAAATTCCTTATAAACAATACCATCATTACCATAAAGGTTAGTACTACTGTACTTGCCAGTTGCATCAACTAAGTCAAAGTAACGAGAAATACCACTCGATGTACGGTTAACTGATTTAACTTTTACAATTTCTTGGCTAACTGCTAGAGGAGCAACGTTGTAGTCCTCACCTGTAATCATTCTGTTCTGAGTGTAGTAAGTTGCAGGAGCATTAGCTTTAATACTAGCGTTAGTCTCGCTTACTGTTGAGTTTGATACCGTGGTCTGTAGACTAACAGTAAATGTAATTTCTTCTTGTTTACCTTGCTTACTTAGGTACGGTATACTAAAGTTAATACCTGATAGTGCCGCAGGAGTAATAATCATACTTCTGTTTTCACTTACCCTGTAATATGTTCTGAAGTTACCTTTTGGCAACTCGCCAAATACACCATCAGAAAAGATCAAGTTAATTCTATCATCAACACGAGTTAGTACGCTGTACACATTTCTGATGTTATTGTTGATACTGTTATAGATAATATTGTTACCTTCAACTGAATCAACCTTTGTCCATAGTTCTTGTTCGTTACCGTTTGCATCTAACTTGTAGAGCCAAACGTCTGTATCGTTGATGTTAGTTGTGTCAACAGCAACAGTTTGATTAGCTACAGGCTGAGTTACTGAAAACTGTCCGTTATCAAGTGTACCTTGACGGAAGTGTGCAAAGAAACCTGTGTTAGTACTGCTCGGTCCACGCCCGTCATTCTTATAAATGAAAGCAAAGTTGTTACCGGCTAGTGGTGGCTCTTCAAGCAAGTTGCCATCTTCGATATCTGTTGATACAATCTGGAACGGTGTGTTTCTACCTTCAACTGCTTTTTGGAAACTGAAGACCGGCACTGTTGTATTAAGACCGTTAACTCTGTACTGCTCAGTAGGAACGCCTGCAACGTCTTCTCTCTTGACTGGCTGACCGAACACACCGTTTAATGGCAATGCAGTGTTTAGAACCTTAATAAACTGTTCAAACCAGTTTGCGTTTGTGCTGTCGTTCCACTGGATAGACTGGCCTTTTAGATTCACGCCGTTGCTGTCTATCAAGTCTTCTGATGTACGTACAGCGGTAAATCTTAAGAAGCCGTTAGCTGCTTGGTTTCTGCTTGGGTTGTAGCTGATAAGCCTAGCAAGGCGCAGAACACTTTCACGACGCTCTGCCAATTCGAGAAAGTTCTCACGAGCGTTTAGGTCTATACGAAACGCAAGGTTCTGACCTAAGAAAGCAATCAGGTCAATCAACGCAAGGTATTCAGACGATTCGATGTAATCATTAAAATCTTCTGGATAGTTCTCACGCAAATATGAGATCATAGTGCGTCTTAAATTGTCGAAATCGTAGCTTTGAAAATCTGCATTACGAAATGTTTGGTAGACTCTTTTCCAGTCCTCTGCGACTAGTAAACGATTCTGACGATCTGTAGCTGACATGTGCTTTCCTCTGTTATCATAGTATTTATTTGAAAGAGAAAACTACGTATATTTTATGCAATCAAGCCGTTGGCTTCATCAAATTGTAAGCGTAGATACTCGGATATGTTGTAGTCTAGGAAGGTTAGAACGCACTCGATTTGTATGCCGTTGATGTAGCTGTCAACAATAACCCTGTCTACAGCAACCCTTGGGTCTGAGTTAATTATAGTTTCGACGTTTTCAATAATAACCTGCTTGAGTGCTTCTGTTAGAGGCTCGTAAAGAACTTCCCAAATAATAGTTCCAAACTCTGGATTCTCTAGTTTTTCGCCCTGGCGAATGTTAAAGTGATTTATTAAGTCCTGCTTGATAATAGCGATATCGTAAAGACGAAATCCGTCGTTTTCTATATTGACAGTACTGATGCCACGATAGATTGTATTAGGCACAGATTCTCTGTTGCTGTTAGCACCAGACTGTCTAGACTGTACTCTCTTGTAAAGGTTTTTCTCTAATGAGCTCATGGTAATATTTAGCCTCTACTCGGTATGCCTTTGTTATCGCCTTCGGTAGACTGAGCTGCTATGCCTGCACCTGTTCCAGACGTAGTGCGGTTCTTTCTGAACGTGTCTACTGATCTTACATACTCAGAGTCGTCAATGGCTGCGGCGGCAGTTATGTCTGTCTTCGCAGGCAAGAAGTCTTGCGGACTTAGATTTTCGTGATGTAACCAAGGTTCGTGTCCAGGCATACGTTTTACTATAGACTCTACACTGACTGTAGACATATCTTCTGGCAAGATTTGGCTGTTTGTATGTACCAGCAACGGCTCGAATATCTCCGCAGGTAGTGCAAGTTCTGCAGGTGCCGCTGGCCCTGCTAACCCGCTGTTAAGGTGTGTTAATGACCCGTCTAATGCAACTACTCCGTCACTTAGTACATTGACCCCGGCCGAACCATTGAGATTCATATTGGCTCCTGAAAGCGCATTAAAAACTGCACCAGATTCTACATTAAAGTTAGTTTCTGCTTTTTGGTTAATATTAACACCTGCAGATTCAAATATCGAAGCTTCAACTTTAGTATGAAGACTGGCGCCAACACTAACGAACCGGTTCGCGCCCACTGTAGTATCTTGTTGCATCTTAACATCAACCTTCATGTTTTCTTCAACAAGCAGGTGAGTGTTTCGCTTGCTTTCAATTTGAATGTTGCCACCGTCTGGTGTCTCTTCTCCTGTTGCATCCCTTGATCTTGCTCGCATGTTTATATTGCGACCACTCTCTATGTTTACATCTCTGTCGGCTGTAAAATTTAAGTCTTGATCAGAATGAACACTTATGCTATCATTAGCGTAAATATCAATCTTACCGTTAGAACTCATTTCGATCCACGAGGTACCGCGGGCATTACCTATGTAAATTAGATCCTCTGAATTGTGCATAAGGATCTGGTGTCCAGTACGAGTTCGCAAGCGCATTAATTCGTTTTGAGGAATTGTCCTCTCGCCTGCGGTCTCACCTTTTTCAACGTTTGAATACTCAGGCGGGCCTTCACTAGCAGGTGTCTTGCGGATAAACTTATCATCGCCGTCATCCATTACAAAACTTGAGCCGCCTAGTCTGTTTACAAAGACATTTGCTTTTGCTTCAAACTCGCCATACTGTCCTTTAGGAGCTCCTTGGCGCTTGTCAATCGGGCCAGGTGTGCTGATACCAAATACTGCACTAGGAACCTCGCGGCGTGCAGAACTGGTTGTAGTTCCTCGGTTTTCGTCGTCAATTAATCCTTGTGTTACTAATGAATCAGAAAAATCTGAGTTGTAAGGTTTCGCATACAAAGTAGGATCTTTATTTTCTGACGTAGTACGCTTGTTATACTCGCCTACCGGTAGCTTCTTGCCTTTTAAATCGCCGGGTGTGCCTTGAGTCGTAATCTCTGTGCTAGCTCGTCCATCAGGTAACATAAAGTTCATGTACTGATCTTGTACGCAGCCTATCCAATAGCCTCGAGAGATATCACCTTCTGCAAAGATAACAAGAACCCTTGTTCCAGAGTCAGGCGGAACAAACCACATACCGTAAGACTTTTGCGTGTTTTCGTATCCGTCATTTGCAGTTGCGTGGTCTTTATTTGTAACACCGTAGAAAGGACTTAGGTAACTAACTTCAATAGTAGTACCTACCCTTTCCTTAAACGACCCTGCCTTGTTTTTACGCAACAGATCTACTTTGAGTGACCCCATATAACCCGGATCTAAGTGACTAACGACTATCGCTTCGAAAGGGCCTGAACCAGTAAGTCCGAGCTCCTTTAGCGACCGTTGTGCACTTCTTCTTGATTGATTTGGCATGTATATCCTATGTTATCTGTTCGCTCGACGATTGCCGCCTGGTCTATATTCTTCAACGTTTTTTGTTACAGGCTTAGTTCCCGATGCAAGTGCATCGCCTATTGCACTAAACGCGCTGCTCGCTGCATCGCCTATTGCTGCGGCTCCTGAAGACGACGGTGGTACTCCGAGTGTTTGTGCGCGGCCAAGATTTCTTTGAGGAACTGCCAGCGGATTGTTTTCTCTAGGGTTTGCTCCTGGTGTTTGAGCAGCAAAGCTATTAGGTGGCGGTCCTGGAGTTTGCTCTGAGAAGTTGCTAGTATTAGCTGTAACAGGCTGTGTATCAGACGACGAACTTGCGGCAGTCGATCCAGGAGATCCTGTTTGGCCCGGGCGGCCGCCGTTGTTGTTGCCAGAAGACGAAGGATTCTGCTTTTCGACAATGCTTTTGCCACCTACACCATCTAGCGTTTGGTTTCTACGTCTAATCAGTTCAAGTGTCTGTGTAAACTTGTTACCGGTAATAGATGTTTCAACAGTAGTCACTCTATAAAACCCACTGAACCCGTTAATCTTTGTAGTCTCAGACTGGAAGGACATATCGCCGCCAGCTCGGTAGTCTACAGGTGTCCTAAAGTTTATCAAGATGTCAATTTCATTTCTCTGATAGTCTATAGACCCGTCTTCTGTTAACGTTGCTTTAACTCCGCTATTCCTAGAAGAATAGTTACCCATGCCGCTATCAGGCAAATAATAAGGGTCTCCCCATATTTCTAAATTAGCAGTGATTAAGTCAGCTTTACTGTTTAATAAAGAATCATGAAACTGTTTAGCCAAGTTTACTTTAGCGTCTTGTTCACTGCCGCCGCCTGTATAAGTACCGCCTTCGACACTCTCTAGTGAATAATCAGGCACTCTGTCACCTGGCGACTCGTCTGCGCCTCGTTCAACTTGTTCGTCTGTTTGGTTTCTTTTTGTACTGTTGCCTTTCTTGTCGCCGTCGGCAGCCGTTGCACGATCTGATCTTATTGCTTCAAAGAACGCTGTTCTAAACTGAATGTCAAAGTTAAGAACATCTTTGTTTTGTCCACTATAGATATAGTCGTATTTCTTTGAAACTTGTTTAGCTAATTCTTCTGCGCCTTCGACACCTTTGTTCGGCGCTGCTTGAATACCACCGTGCACTCTATAAGGAACTACATTGTACACGTACACCTTAGGCTTACGGCCCAGAGCTTCTTCAACTTCCGGGCTGTTCAACAGATAACACTCTACTTCAATCTTAAACCAAGTTGCCATGCCTTCCTTGTCAAGATTCTTTGTTGCGTTGGCTCCGTAGTTACTGATAAGAACTATCTCTTCAATTATCTTTTGTATTGTCATTCCCTGTGGAAACTTGAAAACACGCTCGTCGTCACTTAGACTTAGTTCAATACCGTCACGTCTATAAACTTGAGCCTCTTCGTCGTAAGTGTATAAGCCACGAGGAAACGGATGGTTACTACCTTGGTTGTAATCTTCGACCATCTGACTACTGCCAATGGCGTTAACATCTGTTGTTGTTTCACCGACTAGTGTTTGGTAGATGTTATTATTAGCTTCTTGTCCAGCGTCTCCGAAGTAATCAGTAATACGATTCTTGAACTGCGAAGTCTTAATAACTGTACTGTTACCTGAGTTCTCTCTACTGACTGTTGCACTTTGGTCATCAGTCGGACTGCTATTAACAGTACCAGCCTTTACTCTTGATTTAGGTAATCTAATAACGTACAAATCGCTTAGAGGTAGTTCATCTTTTTCTGCTAGTTCTTGTTGTTTCTGGTTAATGATCGCTGTAAGACTTTGTTCTCCGAACGACAGAGTTTCTGCCACCGAAGCACCTCTAATCTCAACAGGGTCTTTGGTTGTTTGCACCTGATCAGTTAGTGACTGTTCGTTCCAAGGAATGCCTTCTACTTCATACACCGATCCGCCAGTATCAACGTTAAACTCTATGTTTGTTAGCATGAACGGAATCTTTCTGCTAGAATACTCAACAGGACTAGCATTACCGTTGTCATCAAACCCTAAGAAACCAATCTCAAGTAGAAACGGAGCTTTAAGATAATTTTGATACCCTGCTTTAACCGCTGCAATTTCTAAGTTTTGTAAGAAAATCCCTAAACTGTACGGCTCGTAAATCTTAAACGCTAACCTAGTTCCTAGACTAAGGCCAGTCTGTTGGTTTGGCGCAACAATCGAACTAAGTGTAAAGTCATCGATGAAATATTCTAAGTTACCGTTTTGCTCGAACCCCGTAGTAATCCTGTTTTCAGTTATGCCACCGCCGCCTGAACGTAAAATAGTATACGTTGGACCGTTTTTTCTATAATTGTTTTGAGGGTCGTTAACGCTGCTAGGCGACAGAACACCTAGAGTAAAGATACAGTTATAACTTGCAAACTGTTCGAGCTGGTTCCCTACTAGACTGTTTGATCCTGATGCTTTTCCCTCTACGTTATCTGACGGAGTGTTGGCATTTCCTAACGTCTCAGACATTGACTGCTTGGCTGTCGGAGCACCTGCATTAGGTCCGCTAAGCGCAACCTTTGGGTCAATAGTTGCACTTGCTCCTGACTGAACTGAGCTAGACTTACGACTACGAAACTCTTTTGCTCTTTGCTCTTTGTCTACAAGTTGACCTGGGCGTTCGCTTCCAAGCTCTCCCAAAGAAGACGTAGCTCCTTTTGTAACATCTGTGCGGCCGTTCCCACTTTGATTCGAGATAACTCTAATATCGTCACTAGAGTCAACGTCGCCTGAACTAGCAGAGAACTGGCCAGGGCGTGGCCCAGAAGTGTCTTGGTTGTCGTTGCCTGTTAACTGAGCAAGTGTTCTAGCTTTCTGCTCTTGTATTCTTTCAACTCTTGACATTTATATTCCTAAAAGACTTTTTAGTGTTTCTGGCTTTGGCAGGAAAATAGTAGTACCTGCTACCATATCAAACACCGGATCTTTGATAACATCCATATTGCGCTGAGCAAAGACCCACCATAACTTCGGGCTACCGTAATAGTCATAGGCCAAAAGGTCAGGCCTATAAGTGTATTGAGTCTCGAGCGTGTATTTTACGTCATCGCTTTCTGCAGGAACAGCACGAATTGTTAAGACGTCTAGTGCTCCGAGATTAGTTAAGCCTGTATTAGCCCAAGGACTAGTAGGTGGGTACTTTGCCATTATACAAAGCCTCCGCCATTGGTTATGTACGAACCGTTAACAAAATCGTTAAGGTTAAACTGAGACACTGCGGTTCTACTGTAAGTAGGCATTACTGTAACAGTTATAAGACTGGTGCTCGGAACCCATGCTGTGCCTTGGCCTCCGCTGTTTGTACGTCCGTCGCCTGCTATTGGAGCAGTTACATTCATTGGAACAGCTATGTAATCTACATCAGATGGTAGGTCTACAGTAAAGTTCGTTACAACACAAGGAACGTCGTTAAACACATAATCACCATAGCCGTTTAGTTTAACTCGTGGCGGTGGCTGGCCGGAATTTTCTCCGTCGCCATAAAACATTTTTGTTACGCTTCTTAAATAATGTATAGCAGCTACCCAATAACGACCATCATCTGCGTTTTCTACAGTGAAGTCACCAGTAATAACTATCTCTTGTACACTACTGTTTTCATAGATTTGGAACGGATAGTTTGTGTGTACTGGTTGCAGACTATTATAGTTAGCATTGTGTCCTAGTATTATTGTTGGGGTGTAAGGAAAAACCAATCCACTGTTTTCAGCTAACGGTGCTAACAGCTTGTCTGCAGAAAACTGACTCGGTAAGCTAAGTTTTACACGCCAGTCTGGGTTGTCTATGGTGTTACGCCATTGAGCTGTTGCTGTACCTTTTTGCTTCTGAGACGCTGCTTTCGGAATACTCTTCTTGCGAGATTTACTGGCAAGCCCTACTGCTGACGTTATTTCGCTAGCAAACTCTTTACCTTTTTCGATACCACTGTTAAATGTATCGCCAACGAACTCCGATACACTAGATGTAGGAGGAAGGAGGGAGTTTAAAACATCCTCGTTTACCTCTGATCGTCGCTTGTTGCCTGGTGGTCCTGGGGTGTCATTGTACGGATTTGTGGCCATCTAAAAGAAATCTCCAATTATATCAAGTATTTAGTTGACAAAATTAACCGTGTATATTATAATTATAAATACACTTACTAGGAGATCTCATTGAGAAAAAAGAACTATTTAAACAACAAAGACATACTAGAACAGATCCACAAATCAAAAAATACCTTTTGTAGCTTTGACCACCCTGACTTTCATCGATATGATATTATCTTAAACTCAGTCAGCGAAATCGACAATGATACTGTTGAACAGGCAAAAGCAAACAAAGCCAAACGACTCAGCACTCAAGACTACGAAGCTCGCAAACATGCAGGCGAAAAAGTCAAACAAGCTGAATGCGAAGTAGACCCCCAGTCTATTACCAAAGAAGAACTTATCTTCCGCATCATGACGTATGTACACATTCCCGATGCGCCCGGCCGTAAACGCACACCTAAAACTGTTGCTGATACTAAAGTCAAGCTCAACTTCCCTCCCTTCCAGCATTGGAAGTTTGGACATATGAGTGGCGAACTGTATTGTGTGGGCAAGAGTCACTGGAAGGGTGATTTGGAGACTGGACACTTTGACCGAGAGCACGGACAGGCTACAAACGAGCTAGCTAAGATGTGGATGAAACTGTGTGACAGATATGCAACTAGAGGCAACGTTCGTGGTTATACTTACAACGACGAGATGCGTGGACAAGCTATTCTTCAGTTGTCGCAAATCGGTCTCCAGTTCGACGAAAGCAAATCACAAAACCCGTTTGCTTACTACACCGCGGCTGTTACAAACAGTTTTGTGCGAGTTATCAATATCGAGAAACGCAACCAAAACATTCGTGACGACATCTTAGAGATGAACGACCTAACACCTAGCTACACAAGGCAGCAACAAGGTCAGTGGGAAGCTGAAGTTAAACGCAACGACGAAAGCACGGACTAAAAAAATCGTTTGACATCAACAACTTATTGCTGTACACTTTTAAAATTGGAGGACACGAATGTTTAAGAAAGCGGCTGTATTCACAGACCTGCACCTTGGGTTGAAAAGCAATTCCAAGGTGCATAACCAAGATTGCGAAGAATTTATAGACTGGTACATTGAAGAAGCAAAGAAGGCCGGTTGCGAAACGGGCATTTTTTGTGGCGATTATCACCATAATCGTAACACAATTAACATCTCTACCCTACAGTCATCTTTGCGGATTTTAGAAAAATTAGGCGAATCTTTCGAACAATTTTACTTCTTTCCAGGAAACCATGACCTGTATTACAAAGACAAAAGAGACATACATTCTGTTGAATTTGGCAGGCACGTACCCGGTATAACCATCGTAAACGAGATAATGGTAAAGGATGATGTAGCACTTGTACCCTGGCTTGTAGGCGATGAATGGAAGAAGATGTCTAAAATCAAAACAAAATACTTGTTTGGTCATTTTGAACTTCCTAGCTTCTACATGAACGCAATGGTACAGATGCCTGACCACGGTGACTTAAAAGCAGACCATTTCCAGCATCAGGACTATGTGTTCAGTGGTCACTTTCACAAGCGACAGGAGCGCGGCAAGATACATTACATCGGTAATGCTTTCCCTCACAACTACGCGGACGCTTGGGACGATGCAAGAGGAATGATGATACTTGACAAAGAGAACGACAAAGAGCCAGAGTACATAGACTGGCCTAACGCCCCCAAGTATCGCACAATCAAACTATCGGAACTGCTTGAAGATACTGATAGCATCATCAAATCAAAGATGTACCTCAGGGTCAGTATCGACATTCCTATTTCATACGAAGAAGCCAGCTTTATCAAAGAGACGTTTGTTAATCAGTACGACTGTCGTGAGATTGCTCTTATTCCACAAAAGCAAATCGAGGAAATTTCAACAGACATTGATATCGAGCATTTCGAATCAGTAGACGAAATTGTGTCAAACGAAATTACTGCTATTGATTCTGACAACTTTGATAAGAAGCTTCTACTAGATATCTACAACGAGCTATAATATGATAAGAATAAAAGATTTAACAGTAAAGAATTTTATGAGTGTAGGCAACGTGTCGCAGGGACTGGACTTCAACAAAGAAAAGCTAACACTGGTCCTAGGCGAAAACTTAGACCAAGGCGGTGACGACAGTGGCTCTCGTAATGGTACAGGCAAGACTACTATCATTAACGCTCTCAGCTATGCACTGTACGGCCAGGCGCTGACAAGTATCAAGAAAAATAACTTGATCAACAAGACCAATAGAAAAGGCATGTTGGTTACTCTGCACTTTGAAAAAGACGGGTTAGACTATCGCATTGAACGCGGGCGTTCACCTAACGTTTTGAAGTTTTACATCAACGATCAAGAACAAGAAATGATTGATGAGTCTCAAGGCGACAGTCGTAAAACACAAGAGTCTATTAACGACCTTCTTGGCATGACTCACGACATGTTCAAACATATTGTTGCGTTAAACACTTATTCAGAGCCTTTTCTCAGTATGAGAACAAATGACCAAAGAGCTATCATTGAGCAGCTTCTTGGTATTACGATTTTGTCTGAGAAAGCAGATACCCTAAAAGAGAAGATTCGTCATGTAAAGGCTGAAATTGTAGAAGAAACTCTTAAGATCGAAGCTATTCAATCAGCAAACGTTAAGATTGAACGCACCATCGAGAGCTTAGAAACAAAGCAAAAGGCCTGGAACACAAAGAAGCGACAAGATGCCAAAAAGCTAGAAGGCGCTATTCAAGAGCTTGAACACCTTGACATCGAAAAAGAACTTGAGTCACATGACAAGCTAAGCAGGTGGTCAGAACTTAATAACCAGATCACAGCACTGCAAAAAGAAAGAAGCACATTAGAAAATGCTGTGACAAGAGCAGATAAGACTCTTGACAAGGTCAAGAAAGACATTGACGAGCTCAAAGACGCAACCTGCTACGCTTGTGGTCAAGAACTTCATGCAGACAAGAAAAAAGAAATTCTTGACAAGAAAACTAAAGAGCTTGAAGACGCAACTGCTTACCAAACTGAGGTAACAGGAAAGTTTGAAAAAGTAATGAACAGCCTTGACAAGATCGGAGACATCGATGGCAAGCCAAGCACCTTCTACGAAACAGCCAAGGAAGCATACGAACACCAAAATAACGTTACAAGTTTACAACAGGCACTCGAGTCGAAACTACAGGAAGAAGATCCTTACCAAAGTCAGATTGACGAGCTTAAACAAGAGGCAATCCAAGAAATAGACTGGACTCCTGTTAATGATTTAACTAATGTTAAAGAGCACGAAGAGTTCTTACTCAAGCTCTTAACCAACAAAGATTCGTTTATTCGTAAGAAAATTATTGATCAGAACCTAGCGTACTTGAATCACAGACTCACATATTACTTGGACCGTTTAGGTTTGCCTCACCAGGTTGAATTCCAAAACGACTTGAATGTGGAGATTACCCAATTAGGCCAAGATCTAGACTTTGATAACTTATCGCGTGGCGAACGAAACAGGCTTATACTAGGTCTTAGCTTTGCTTTCCGCGACGTTTGGGAGAGTTTGTATCAGAACGTAAACTTGCTGTTCATAGACGAATTGATTGATTCGGGTCTTGACTCAGCGGGTGTAGAAAACGCGCTCAGTGTGCTAAAGAAAATTGGTAGGGAACGTGAAAAGAATATCTTCCTTATCTCGCACAAAGACGAGCTTGTAGGAAGAGTAAATCACATACTTAAAGTAATTAAGGACGGCGGATTTACATCATACGCTAATGATGTAGATGTAGTTGAATAAAATGGATCCGAAAAAGAAAGGCGAACAGATGCGGGCTGCTAAAGGTCCGCATCCAACCCCAAAGCAACAAGAAGAATACAGAACTGTAAGTGACGAAGACTTCACTGACAGTCACGATGCTCTTGCCAAGGCTTACCTCGCCTACTTTGATGCATATTTCTTGTATATCAAGAAAGGTTCAATAAGGTCCTACTACGAATGCCAAAAACAGCTTCGTACCGTCATCGAACAGGCTAAAATAGTACAGAGAGATTGTCAAGATAACTTCTATAAAGATAGAAAACGCCCAGGCGTTCACAAACAAAGGAAATTAGATGCCCAGCAAAAGCAAAACAAAAGGTAAGACGTTCGAAAGAGAGATAGCAACTTTTCTATCCCAAGCATACAACGACAGTTTTACAAGAGTTCCAGACTCGGGTGCCTTTACCGGCGGTAAGAACGCACACAGACGTGACACACTAACTGAAGGACAGGTACGTGCACACAAGGGCGACATAATACCTCCTGATGATTGGAAACACTTTAACTGCGAATGTAAAAATTACGCAGATTTTAGTTTCCATCAACTCTTTACCAAGAGCCCTGTTCCTATATTGGAGCAATGGCTTGAGCAAACACTAGAGGCAGCAGACCCAGGCGATTGTAACATCCTATTCATGAAATTCAACCGTAAAGGCAAATATGTGGCATACTTAATGCCCGAGCCATTCTATACCATCAGGCACTTAGATTATATCGATAAAGGCGGCAACATTTGGCGCATTACAGGCTTTGACGACTTCTTTGAACACAACGCTGTGAACTTCGAAGGTCGTTGTAAATCACACTCCAACTAAAATTCTCAAAACTTAGGCATACAAAGGCACACTTAGGCATACAATCAGTACTGTTTAGTCGGGGCTGCTCGACTCATCAAGAGTTTGCGTGTAAACGTCGACGGAGTTGATGAACTGAAAGGCAAATGCTAACTCAAGGCTTAAAAGATATGGGCTCTGTGAAAAAGAAACAACCCAGGGGCAAGTGATTCTGCTTAACAAGAATTAACTACCTTCCGTTGATATGTGAAGCTAGAGTAAGGGGTACCGGTCAACCGCCTCTGTTGTAGAAATACAAATCTCTTTTGTTAAGATGGTGATGCTCACTCAGATGAAATCTGTTTTCTCCATTAATTTCACCCCTAGTACGGGTGAATTATGGCTCCTCTATCTAGATGAATATAAGAACAATACACTTCGTGTCTTGCTTAACCACTTAATTCATACACTTTAAAACACAAATACAAAAGAAACAATAGTTTGAGCGCAAGCGAAAAACTTGTGTTGGCGAAGCAAACACATATACAGTAGCTTCGCAATTGCATAAATGGATAGCTCTGGATTAATATTCTGTTTGTGAATTCTCTTAGATGAGATTGTATAGTCAAAAAAAAGCACCTACGTTTGTAAGTGCTCTGTAATTACTTTAACTCTTAAAAGAAAGGCATGCCTGAGCGTTTCGTATTCTCTAAGTTGTCTTCTATGAGATCTGCTATTAGTTCTCGATCTTCTGGACACAGATAGTAGGCCTCTTCGAGTGTTAGTCCTCCTCGCATAAAC